GTCTAATGGCTACTTCAGGAACTACATCATTCGATTTAGACATAGACGATATTATTGAAGAAGCCTATGAACGTTGTGGAGTTAGAACTAACAGCGGATACAATATAAAATCAGCAAGACGAAGTTTAAACATTTTATTTTCTGAATGGGGAAATAGAGGTGTTCATCTTTGGAAAGTTGTTCTTAAAGAACAATTACTTACAGCAGGCACAGCAACTTATGCAACTCCTTCTGATTGTAGTGATGTATTAGAGGCTTATATATCTACCGCTCAAACAATAACTCAAACAACAAACGATATTTCTTTAGATAAGATTGATAGATCTGCATACGCAGCTCTTCCTAATAAAGGACAAACAGGACAACCTTCACAATATTATGTTAATCGTCAAATTAATCCAACTATTAGCTTATATTTAACACCTGATGCAGCTCAATATACTTATTTAAAGTATTATTACATTAGTAGAATTCAAGACGCAGGTGATTATAATGATCAGGCAAATGTTCCTTATAGATTTTTACCATGTATGATATCTGGACTTGCTTATTATCTAGGACAAAAAGTTGCTCCTGATAGAGTGCAAGGATTAAAATTAATATATGAAGATGAAATACAAAGAGCTTTAGAAGAAGATTCTCAAAGAACAAGTTCTTATATTTCACCTTATACTTACTTTGGAGATGGTGTATAATGGCATTTGCAAGAGGTAAAAGATCATTAGCTATTTCTGATAGATCAGGAATGCAATTTCCATATGTTGAAATGAGAACAGAATGGAACGGTTCTTTTGTTCATTATACTGAATATGAACCAAAGCAACCTCAATTAGATCCAAGACATCATAAAGCAGATCCACAAGGATTAAAAAATGCTAGATCAGATACTGTTCCAGGTGGAGGATGTTTAGTAGATTTAGATTTACAATTTTGGCCAGGACAATATTTATCTAATGGTATGCAGCCAGGAATAAGTGGAGATGTTATTAATGCAAATAGATCAGCTTACAGTGCTGTGGGAAATGTAACAATTAGTATAACATGACATACGCAGAACTAGTACAAAAGATTAGAGATTACACAGAAGTAGGTTCAGAAGTTTTAACTTCTACTATTGTAAATGGTTTTATTAGAGACGCTGAACTTAAAATATTTAGAAATACAGATGCAGATTACGCACGTGAGTATGCGACTTCATCTTTTACAGCTAATAATAAATATTTAACTTTACCTAATACTAATCAATCTTCTGGTTCAACTACAACAAGAGTAGCTTTAGTTGTTCGTTCCGTGGTTGTTACAAACAGTTCCTCTGTTCAAGTAGCATTAGAACCTAGAGATGATACTTTTATTACAGAATATAATTCATCAGGTTCAACAGGATTTCCAAAATACTATGCAACATTTAGAGAGAATGCTATTGAAGTTGCCCCTACACCAGATTCAACTTATACCGTAACTTTAGACTATATTTACACACCAGATGGTTTAAGTGCCACGAATACTGAAACTTACATTAGTATTAACGCACCAGAACTATTATTATATGCGTGTTTAGTTGAAGCTTTTGCATATCTTAAAGGTCCTATGGATATGTACAAATTGTATCAAGAGAAGTATAATGAGGCATTACAAGGATTTGCGTTAGAACAAACAGGTAGAAGACGCAGAGACGAATTTCAGGATGGAACGTTACGAATCAAAGTACCGTCACCATCCCCATAACAACTATAAGGAGTACAATATATGGCAATAACACAAGCAGTATGTAATTCATTTAAAGCAGAACTTTTAGGTGGAGTACATGATTTCGATTCAGGTTCTGGACAAGTTTTTAAACTTGCACTTTTCCAATCAAACGCAACTTTAGATCAAAACACAACAGTATTTACATCAACAAATGAAGCAGCTACAGGAGGACAGTATGTAACAGGTGGCGGAGTACTTCAAGGACAACAAGTATCCTTAGATACAAGTACAGCAATCATTACATTTTCTGATTTATCATTTACAGGTGTAACACTAACAGCAGACGGTGCATTAATTTATAATACATCCGCTTCTGATAAAGCTGTATGTGTTTTAAGTTTTGGTGGAGATAAAACAGCAACTTCTGGAACATTTACAATTTTATTTCCAGCGTTTACAGCAGGTAATGCAATATTAAGAATAGCTTAAAGGTGGTTTCATGGCGTTCGTTATTAACGATAGAGTCAAAGAAACTACAAGCACAACTGGAACAAGCACAGTTACATTAAGTGGTGCACAGTTAGGCTTTCAAAGTTTTTCTTCTGGCATTGGATCAGGCAACTCATGTTATTACACTATTGCTTTAGGCAATCAGTGGGAAGTGGGTATTGGATCGTTAACGAACGCTACAACCTTTACAAGAGACTCTGTTATTTCTAGTTCAAATACAAGTAGTTTAGTAAATTTTTCATCAGGAGTAAAAGATATATTTTGTGCACTACCTGCAACGTATACTCCATCTCCTGTAATGCAAGCTCAAACATTTGTAAATACACACGCAACAACTTTAACTCAAGACCAAACATTACAATCTGGAGTATTAGCAGGACCTGTCACTATAACAGGAACACAAACAGTAACAGGAACTTTAGTAATAATATAATATGTCTAAAATAGAAGTTAATGCAATTGAACCACAATCAGGAACCACTTTAACATTAGGTGCTTCTGGGGATACAATTACTATCCCTGCTGGTGCAACAATTTCTAATTCAGGAACAGCAGCAGGATTCGGTCCTACAGGAGCGGTATCTTGGAACACAACTAAAATTACAGCAGATCCAAACCCAGCAGTATCGGGTGTTGGATATTTTTGTGATACTAGTTCAGCAGCATTTACAGTAACATTACCTTCATCTCCTTCAGCAGGAGCAGTTATTGGTATAGCAGATTATGCAAATACTTTTGCAACGAATAATTTAACAGTTAATAGAAATGGTTCTAATATTGGAGGAGTTGCAGCTAATGCATCTTTATCAACCAACGGTCTTTCAGTAACTTTTGTATATGTAGATGCAACACAAGGATGGATTGTTACAGATTCAGGAAATAGATCTGATTTACCAGCACCAGATTTTGTAACGGCGACAGGTGGAACAGTTTTAACATGTGGTAATTTTAAAACTCATGTATTTACAGGTCCAGGTAGTTTTGTAGTGTCTTCGGCTGGAAATCCTTTTGGCTCAAGTACAGTAGAATATTTAGTAGTAGCAGGTGGTGGAGGAGGATCAGCAATAAGAGCAGGAGGAGGTGGAGCTGGCGGTTATCGTCAAAACTATCCAAGTCCTACAACAGCAGGTTTACCTGTAACAGCAACAACTTATCCAATTACAGTTGGAGCTGGAGGAGCTGGTTTAGTTAATACACCTCCCATGGCATGTGCTTCTTCTACTCCTGGTTCAAATTCAGTTTTTTCAACAATAACTTCAGCAGGTGGTGGGGGAGCTAAATATTTTAATACTGGTGTAGCAGGAGGGTCTGGTGGAGGTGGAAGTCTTCGTGATGCTCTTGCAGGAGGAGCAGGAAATACACCTCCAGTAAGTCCACCTCAAGGTAATCCTGGAGGAAATGCCTTACCAGGAAGTGCAGGTGGAACAGGTGGTGGCGGAGGCGGTGGTGGAGCTTCTGCAGCAGGAGGAAACGCAACTCTTCCTATCGCTGGTGCAGGCGGAGCAGGTTCACCAATAGCTACAGCATTTTTTGGTCCAACATCTCCAAGTTATGGAACACCAGGACCCGCTCCTGGAAGATATTTTTCAGGTGGAGGTGGAGGAGGTACAGCATCTCCAGTTTATTCACCAGGAGCTCCAATTGTTGCGGGTGCAGGAGGATCAGGAGGAGGTGCAGCAGGCGGATCACCTAGTGTGGCGGCAGCTAATGGAACTACTAATACTGGAGGCGGTGGAGGTGGTGGTTCTGATGATGCTGTTCCTGTACCAGCTAATGGTGGCTCTGGCGGTTCAGGAATAGTTGTAATAAGATACAAATTTCAATAGGTAATTTATGGCAGGAATATTAAAAGTAGATACAATACAAAATGCAAACACTAGTAATTTAGTTGATCAAACTAATACTACAACAATTACTATTGGTGCATCTGGTCAAAATATTAAATTACCATCTGGTGCTACATTATTAACAGATACAATTAAAAATACAAATTTAAGCACAATTATTACTCAAACTAATAGTACAACAATTACTATTGGTACATCTGGACAAACCATTGCTCTCGCATCAGGAGCCACATCTAGTGGTTTTGGTGCAACATACAACGGTGCAGTAAACTGGGATACAACTCCTAAAACTACAACAGTTACAGCAGCTTCAGGTACAGGGTATTTTATTAATACAACATCAGGTGGAGTTACAGTAAACTTACCTGCAGGATCTGCAGGATCTATTGTTGCATTATCAGATTACGCAGCAACATGGAATACAAATAATGTTACAGTTAGTCCAAATGGATCAGATAAAATTGGTGGACAAGGTGGAACAGCAGCTTTAAGTACTCAAGGTCAAGCAGTTACTTTTGTTTATGTAGATTCAACACAAGGTTGGATTAATACAGGAGATGCAACAAAAGTTACAGGAAATCCATTTATTGTAGCAACAGGTGGAACAGTAACAACTTGCGGAAATTACAAAATTCATTCTTTTACAGGACCAGGTACTTTTACAGTAACAAATGCTGGGGGACCAACAGGTTCTAATGGAGTAGATTATTTAGTAGTAGCTGGAGGTGGTGGAGCTGCAGGAAGTCAATGGGTTGGAGGTGGTGGAGCAGGGGGTTACAGAGAATCAAAATCACCAGCAGCACCGTGGACAGCTTCTCCTTTAGCAAGTTCAACCCCGTTACAAGTTTCTGCACAAGGTTATCCAATTACAGTTGGAAGTGGTGGAGCAGGTGGAACTGGATCTCCTTTAACAAATGGAAGTGCTGGAAATAATTCAGTTTTTTCAACAATAACATCTACAGGTGGTGGTTTTACAGGGACATATGCTCAATTTGGAAGTGCTCCAACTGGTGGATCTGGAGCAGGAGGAACTGCTAATTGCCAAACTGGAGGAGCAGGAAATACACCACCAGTTAGTCCACCACAAGGTAATTCTGGAGGAAATGGTTCAGGGAATGGTGGCGGAGGAGGAGGTGGAGCAGGTGCTGCAGGATCTAACCAAACTGGTCCACAATGTGCAGTTACTCCAAGTGCTGCGGGTGCTACAACTTCAATTTCAGCAAGTCCAGTAACTTATGCAGCTGGAGGAAGAGGACGTGGAGCAAGTGGAGTACCTGCTCCAGCATGCGGAACAACTAACAGAGGAAATGGTGGAAGTGGAAGTACTACAACTTCGGGTAATGGAGGATCTGGCGGTTCAGGAATAGTTGTTATTAGA